TTGCACGTCTGCGCGCCCGCAACAGACGCGCAGAGAAACGCGAGAAGGAGAAGTTTCCGCATCAGTAAATCTTCGTTTCTGTCAGGCCCAGAAGCGTAACGGTATTGCCTGCGGTCGCTGCGCTGCACTGCATCGTCACACTGATGGTCCTGGCATTATTCGAGGCGTATCCGGTCGTCTGGGCGGTGTGATTGAGGGCCTGCAAACCAGTGTTAGAAAATACGCTTCCTTCGTTGGTTACCGTGAGCGCCGCTGAAGCAAGATTTGATCCCGAAATCTCCTCGTCTACAGTGGCGCTGACAGGAAGGTTTGCGGTGCTCAGGGAGTTAGTCTGGTTGCCGCTAAGGTAAACATTCGTGCCATTGTCTAGAACTCCAAACTGGAAAGTGAGCGCGCTTGCGGTTGAGGTTTCTATCGCCTTTATTTTGAGTTCCCAGATCGCCCCAGCCGTCTGTGTGAAGGCTGGCCGCGAGATCGTGGTTGCGAACGTCTGGAGAGTGGTCCCCGTGCCGCAGGTGATCGTGTCGCTCGATCCCATTACCGGCGTCGAGGTAATCACCGTGCCAACCGGAAGATCGGCTGCGACCTGAGCCCGGAAGGTCGGCGCGGCTGCGGAACCGGAAGCTGGACCGTAGAGGCCAGTGTTGGCAGTCTGAGTATTGAGAACCAATGTAGATGCGGCACTGGCAGGATACAGCACGCCATCTCCAATGATGTTCCCGCTGGTTGCGTTCGCTGTGCATGATCCAGCCGCCGTTGCCGATCCGAAAGAAGTTACCACGGTAGCCAGGTTTCCGCCAGACGAAGTTACCGTATAGGTTCCAACGAGGTTCGTGTACGTGCCAGCGGTTAGAGTGGCGCACTGGACAATCAAGGAGGTCACATTGGCAGTTGCTACGGACAGGCTGGCCACATTGATCGTGCATCCGGTTGCCAGCGATGCGAATGTGCAGGACGGGTTGAGAGCCGCGCCGCCGCTTCCACCGCTACCGCATGATCCCCATGCCGGCGTGACCCCCGCGCCTCCAGAGATCGGACATTGACCGCTAGTGCCTGCACTTCCCGCTAACTGCAAAGGCGATGTCGAGCCTGAGAGATTGATTCCCGCAGAGAATCCATCCAATGCGCTAAAGGTGTTCGCGGCGTTGAGCAGAGGCACAGTAGCGCCGCTTGTGCCAGTGGCCGCTTGGCAGGCCGTACCTGCGTTAGAGATGTCTCCGCAGGCAGGCTGCGTCGAATTCTGCAAGCCTGTGTTGTCGATGTAACGCACCCATTCGTGGGCGGCTTGGCTTGAGAGCGGCGTCACCATGTTGCCGGTGTTGGTTCCGTTGTCGCTGCAAGTCATTTGATGCGTGGTCGAGTTCCAGTGGCACACGAATGCGGTCGCTACTGAGGTCGGAGGAGTGGAACGCTCAGTGCCGTAGATCAGCGTCGGCGTCGCGTTGGAGCCAGTTCCGTTATAGGCCGAGCCTGTGTAGGTGTAGTAATTGTAGGCCGCCTCAGATGCGTAAATAGGTGTTTTTAACTGGTTAGGCGTCGGACTGAAAGACCATGTATTTGGAGTTGCATTGTTGACAAGCCCGAGGAAGTAGCCTCCCGGATATCCCGCAACCGGGTTGGTGAATGTGACGGCAACTGCCGTATCTCCTGTGTTAGCGGTGACCACAGCACAAGGCCCGCTTGCCCAGTTGACCGTCGCCGCGCCTGAAGAAGACGTGATAGCTTGACAGCCCGCCGGGATATCTGCGGCTGTGAGAGTGGCGAACGTGGGCGCTGCCGTAGAGCCGGTGTGGTTGCCTAGAATGGTGTGCGCCGCTTGAGTTAGGACGGTTGCCGTGACGGTGCCACTGCTTGTTACCGCCGTACTAGGTGTTGAGGAATCAACCACGCCATCGCCGGTAAAGGTTACGCTCGTCACGGTGCCCGCGCCTGATGCGTTGTGACACGCCCCATCCGCGCCAAGGTATTGAGTACCGGAGCACGTCGAGAATAGGTTAACGACATCAGCCGCCGCCGCGTTTGTGATCGACGTAGAGCCTGAGAATTTCGTCATATTGCCAGATGCGGGGGAGCCGGTGGTGGTGACGGTGCCGGAACCGCCCGAACCGCACGGCGTTCCGGTGTTCGTGACTGCCCCTGTCGTGATGGCGATCTGAGCGCATCCCGTGGAGCCTGCTTGGGAGAGAAGATTCAATCCGCCGCTGGAACCGATGGTCACCTGACCGCCGATGAGACTGGGATTGCCGCTTGTGTCGTAGATGCAGTAATTGCTAGTGCCGGAGCTTAATGATTCAGGACAAGCGAGATATGCCTGCGGTCCGCTGATGTGATAGTTGAGATCGCCGCCGCTGAATATAAATCTCGACGAGACGGTTGCTCCAGTTCCAGCGCCCTCCCCCCCGTCGTAGTCCACGAGATGTACCGCTGATCCTGTTGCGGTGTTGTCCAGAGTACTGAAACTTCCCTCGAAAGTACCTACTGAGGGAACTAAAAAAAGCGCAAAATTCGGAAACAACTCAAAGAATGAAGTGGAAGCGGTGCCGACCTGAAAAGACTGAGAGCCAACTGTAGGCACTGTGACCGCAGCCGCCCCCGAGACCGCCGAACCATAGGACGCCGTTGAAGTCCCGGCTATGGCTTGGAACTGAGTGTCGTTTCCGCTCCCGGCATTCACCGTTACTGGAGTTGTGAAATTGGACGAAACTGTCCCGGTGGACATGCATCCGTCAGTGCCGCAGATTGTGCTTCCAGACGCAGGGGGATTCGTGATTCCAGCTAGGATAATAGCTTTGGTGTTGTATCCAAAACCTCCATCGACCGCCAGCGTCGATCCGAAGTTCAAGCTGCCAAGAGTTCCGAACGCTGCGCTGATAACGGAGTTTTGAATGGTCACCTGAGAATTTGCCCCAAATTGGCCGGGAAAATTGAAATCCGTAGAGCCGTTGGCTTCAAAGTTCCAAACTACTCCGGCTACATTGATCCCACTTACTCCGCAAATCACGGGAGACCCATCTAAGGTGCCAGAGAAATGCCCGCTGGAAACAAACGAATAAATGCCGTCTAAATCGATCCCGCAGACATTGGCCACGCCGCCCTGATTTTCGGTACGGATCGAGCCGTTGAGTTGATTGTTAAGCCCCCCTGTATCTGTCAGTTCCAATTCGCCGCCACTGTTGGATACCGTGGAGCCCGTGTTAATATAATTTTCCCCACTGAAGGTGTATGCCTGCGATCCAGTTAACTGAAGGCCCGGCCCGCCTCCCGTGCTGGTGAAGGCGATGTTGTCGAAATCAACCTCGGTCGTTCCCGCTGCCGACGCCGGAGGGTAAGAGTAGAACTTCGATGTTACAGAGGTTCCTCGTCCCACGCCTTCGCCGTAGATCACCGCCGTATTCCCGCCGATCACATGACAGTTAGAAAAGATGCTCTGATCCGTCGCTTGTCCAATGAGCCCAAAGGCACTCGTGAGAGATGGATCAATAGTGATCGTGGTATTTTCGCACCTGTTGGCGTATCCCCCCGCTGCTCCGCGTGTCCCCGAATCCCACAGCACTACAGGCTGAGTTGTCGCCAATGATCCGGCGGGCTCGATGATTTGAATGTTGTGGATCACGCACCCATCGCATCCGCCAAAATCTATAGGGGGATAATTTTCCGCCATTGCCGCGATCAACTGGCTCCAGAGGAATCCAGAACCCGGGTCACCCTCAATGGAAAACGAGGCATTACAGCCGTTAGTATTGGTGGCATTCAGCGAGTGGGTGAATTTGTAACCGTGAGCTCCCCCGGGTACGTAGATTCCGGTGTTAGCCGCACAGGCCGCCGTGATCGCGTTCTGGATCGCTGTCGTGTTGTCTGTCACTCCGTCAGCTACCGCGTTGTAGGGCGCTGCGGCGATGTTGATACAGGTCGAGCAGAGGCTGCTGCTACCGCCGCTCGGTGTTCCATATCCCGTTCCGTCAGCCTTGAGATAGCTACCGGACGGCGCACCGACAATAGTGTAGTCGCCATTCCCAGCGATTCCCCATGTTTGCCCTGAGCCTGGGTTACCCGCGATGCCCCCTGTGCCAGCCGATGTCACTCCAGGATAAGAGGAACCACCGCCTCCCGCTGCTACTTGCTGATAGACAGAGGTATTCGGGTTGCAGGCGTAGACTAATCCTGTCGATTGGCTCTGCAACAGCGGAGCAGTGGCCTGAGTACACGGGACGCCCGTAGGATCGCCTCCGTACCAGTTGATCGGAGGAAACCTGTTCTGTTGAGCATGAACCGCGAGCGGGAACAGCGCGCTCAATATCACGAGCGCGAATAGATTAGCGTAAAATATCTTCATGTTTGAGACGATCATGGTCGGTTATGCCCTCAGTTATATCGCCGTCATTGCTGCGCGGGCGATGGTTGATTGGGATTGTCGGAGGGGGAGTTCTCCTGAGAAACGGAAGATGCTGATCCAAGCGATGTTGCGTAGGATTGAACGCGAGCGAGAGCCTGGGAAAATGGAATCCCGCCGCCCTTACTGACCGCTATCGCAAGCCGCGATTTCACAGCGGGATTATCCAGCACAGCTTTCGCCACCATAGCAACTTTCCCAATCGTGGTGCTGCCAGTTACCGCCGCTGCGCCAGCTCCGGCTACAGGAGTTCCGATTCCTATCAGTTGATGGTTGGAAATGCGATTCACGGCCCGCTCAAGAACTGGCTGAAGATCGAGCAACTTCGATTCTGCGGCGTTGAGGCCTCCTACTTCTGGAAACTGAGTGGCAATTTCCTCTTTCAGCCCACGCGCCAGCGCCTTTTGCGCCTCGACCGATGCGCTGCCTTGCTCTCCATATTTTCCAGCGAGCACGCGATAGGTTCCCTGCTTCATTGCCTGGGCGTCCGCTGCGTTCATTGAAGGCGCGGGGCCGGTTATATTCCCCTGCACGTCGGTGGGCGCTCCTTGCTCCTTTAGGAACTGCTGCCGTGATCCATCGATTGCGTTCAAATCCGGCTGCGCGTTCACCTGTTGGGCGAATTTTGCCTTAGCGATATCCGCTCTCGTCGCAACCGCGTTTGGGTCAATCGGCCTCGTCGGATCGGCTGCAATCGTGCCCTTGATTTTCTGATTCAAGTCGTCAATCAGGTCGCCTAGTATCTCGACGCCCGCAGGAGACACTGGAATAGAGTTCTGGAGTCCTGTCTGTACCATCGCAGCGCGGTCGGCTGGACCGATAGTAGTTGACGGCTTCATCGCGCTCTCATAAGCGCCTTCTGGGGTCCTGCCGAGAAGGACGGACCGCCCAACGGCAGACGGTAGGGCTTTCATGGCTGCGCTGGCGACAGGAGCAGCGATTCTCCCGCTCTCTACAGCGCCCAGCACCTGTCCAGCGACGTTCTCCGCTGCCAATGGAACGCCGCCCTGCTGATAGTCATTCTTAACATTCTGGACGATTCCCTGCGCGGTCTGCACTGGGTGTCGGACTGTGTTGTATAGCCCTTCGATGGTGTCGAGGGGATGCGCGACTGGCTGCACAAGAGCCTTGATCGCCTGCCCGCCAATCTGAGTGATTCCCCCAAGCAGCCCTTGGTCGCGCCCACCTGATCCAACTGGATTCGTAAGGGCATCCCAATAGCTCGCCTTGCCGTCTTCCGGTGAAGGAATTTGAGCCATCTTGAATCCCTTACCGGCTGCTGCGGACACCTGATCCGCCGGGATGTAGCCAGTCTTTCCATCGGGAGATTGCATCGTGACGGCGGTTTTGAATCCAGCCTGCATCGCAGCATCGTGATTGGCGATGGGAACTTCACCCGGTACACCGTCCGGCGATAGCATCGTGATCGTGGTTCCCATTAGTGAGCCTTCCCGCCGAATTGAGCGAAGGGATCAGTGCCGCCCGATTGGTTAGGTTGCTGCGCTCCATACATACGCTGCAATACTGGATTGCTGCCAACCCGCGATTGCACTTGCGAGCCGACAGCGCCACGGATACCCTCGATTGCTCCGGCTCTTTGCGCTGGACTCAGTTTCGCGCCGATAAGATTGAGAGCCTGCAATCTCGAAGTATCGCTTCCTTGGCCTCCACCCATAACCTTGGAGTAATCGTCTGCAACCCCAAGCGCCTGGGATGCGTATTTGGCGATAGGTCCGCTCCCCGTAGCGGCCTTTTCCCAGTCGGCGACGCTGTTGAACACCGGAATCTGATTGTCGGGGATGGTCTTGGCTGTTTGCGCGAGCTGGTCGAGCGTGCCGCCTTTATCTGTGAGCGATTTGGCTGACCCAAAGAATGCTACATTCGCCGGAGATTTGGCAACCTGGAACTGGGCATCGGCCTGCTGCGCGTTGTATTGACCGCCGCTCAATTGATGTGCTGCCTGAAGAGTCTTCGCAATGAACTCGGGCGTCGAGCCGCGCGCCTTCAACTCCGAAAGCGTTGCATCGCCATTCACGAGAAGCTTACCGGCTGCGTTCGGGTCGCCCTGAGAGAGAGCTTGGCGCTGCGCCGCTAGAGCCATTTCGCCGGGCATTCTCGCCTTTTCTTCGGCTCCGGCCTTGCCTGCTGCCTGCTGCGCTTCCCCCTGCTGAATCTGGGCGGAACCGGGAGCTGTGCCCATTGCTACAGACTGAGCCGAAGGCGAATACAGCGGGCTATTAGGATCGGTTTTCCCTTGCTCGTTCTTGAGCGTAACCTGCTTTTGCGCCTCTTCGAGCATTTGATTGTAGCCGCCCATACTCTTCGCCATGACTTCAAGCTGCTGGCGGGCCTGCGCGGGATTCTGCTGCGCTAGTTGAGCAAGTTGGGAGGCTTGCTGAACATGCTGAGGGTCGAATAAGCCTGCCTGCGAAAGATGCTGCGCTGACTCCATAATCATATTAGGCAGTTGGTTATCCGGCGAACTCAATATGCCCGTGATCGAATTGATGATTAGGCCGTTCTTGCTCTTGAGGGCATCGGCATTTGAAGCTCCTGCGCGAGCATCGTTCATTGCAATGGTGGAGGCTTGCTGCTTCATCTGGAGTACGTGCTGCTGAAGTCCCTGCACAGCCTGAAACGATGCGCCATTCTTGATGGCCAACGGTACAAGATCATCGTAGCTGGGGGTCGGCGATGACGCATTCTGCCCCGAATTGCTCTGCGGCTGGCTATTCTTGCCCCACTGTTGCATCGTGGCACTCATGGCCTGCTGATCCTTCAGTTGCTGTTGCTTGATCTGAAGGTCAGCCGCGCCCTCTTGCACTTGCTGTTGTGCCGCCTGTTGCTGAAGCGGTTGCATGACCTGCTGGTTTTTGAGCGCCTGAAGCTGGGCATACTGCCCGAGCAGGTTCGTATCCTGCTGCTGAGGAGGCCGAATATCGAGAGCCGGAAGAGGGATACTAGCCATGATTACCCCGTGGACCCTTCATAGTAGTTTGGATCGTTGTTGGTGTATCCCCAGTTGACGCCACCGGCAGTAGTGGAGTTCTGGTTCTGCTGCGGATTCATCAGCGCATAGAGCATTCCCATTTGACTCAAACTCCCGGTTGCGCTTCCGATGCCGCCGTTAATTGCATTGGCGCTGCCGATGTAACCCGATGCAGTAGCAGCCGCAGCATTCGAGTTCTGCTGGCCGATCTGCTGCCCTGTGCTGTTCAGCGTGTTGGCAATCTGGCCCGTCGATTGCAGACCCTGCTGATTCAAGGTCTGCGCGGTCGTCTGACCCATGCCAGCCAACGAAGCCAGTTTGTTGTACTCGCTGGCCTGTTGATTCGCCCACACGTTGTAATTCGTCCCGTAAGTCTGGAGGGCTTGGTTGTAGACGTTGTTGTAATTGGTGTCGGCATAGTTCTGCGCGTATTGATCGAGCGCATTCTGTGTGCCTCCGGTCAGAAGAGAACCATTCGCCGCCGCGCCCGCCTGCAAGGCCCCTTCGCCCTGCTGAAGGCCGAACTGATACCCCGGCGTGGCTTGAGCCTGTGCCGCCGTGGGAGCTTGAAACTGGCCGCCCTGATAGCCTTGCATCAGTGAGCCGTAACCGCCCAGATTGGTTGCTGCCGTGCCAGTAGTGGTCGTAACGCCGGGGATATTGACTGAACCATTGACGCCTGGAATCGAGAGCGTCTGTCCGGGAGCCGTGGAAGTACCACCCGACTGCGGATTCTGACCGCCCAAACCAAGGAGATATTGCAGCGAGGCTTCGGAGTTGTCGCCTGCCTGCAAGTACGGCTGAAGATTGGCTTGATTCTGCTGGTTCTGCTGTTCTTCGGCGGTTAAAGACTCCTGCCCTAACGCTCCTTGGGTCTGTTCGTTCTGCTCCGCAGCCGTGGCCTGGGTATTGGCCGCATTCGTGGCAGCATTCGAGCCAATCGCGGCACTGGCCACGCCGCCAGCCGCCGCCAAACCTCCGCCGATGAGTAATGCCGTTCCAGTCGCTATCCCTGACACGTTGCACTCCTGTTAGAAAGCAAATCCGCCCATTCGTCGGTGAATTCTTTCTCTGCTTCGCCCACCGTTTGTGCTTGCGATGGAAAGATCATCGTGATTTCCGTCTCTCCGAATGTCACATAAGCCTGAATCCTGTGCGCCGAAGCCGCGATCACGTTGTAGCCGCTCAATTCCTGCCATTTCTCGCCGGCAAGGACCGCGCAGTCGCCATGGACGATGAGCAAGGTGGGAATCTTGATCAGGACGCTTGTAAAGGCCATTCCAGGGGCTACCCGGCAGGTTCTAGCGTACATCCCGGCGTGAAGAGTGTGCTCCATGAGGCAATAGAAGGCGTGCTCGTGGGGCTTCATCTTCGCCGATGCTTCCCGAATGCGTTTCTCTACGGCTGGAGGCGTCGGAGGAAGACAGAGTTTGTCCGTTGGTAGGGCATCAAGATAGTCAGCAGCTTCTCGAACTGGCTCCCTGTCCGCGCACTGTACAAGATCGCTTCGCAATCCTTCTCCTTTGCGTAGTTCTCAATGGCGTTCATCAGGCTGTTTCCCGTTCGGCTGTTGCGGCGATTGCGGGCGAGGAACAAGCTCTCGACGGTGGCAATCATCTTGCCGTAGTGGGGATTCAGATAAACCAGAACGGCGGCAAAGCCTGCTAAATCGTCGTCATCGAACGCGCCGAATACCTGGAACCTGCCGGATTGCTCCATTTGTGCATAAAGCTCGGCTTGCGGGTTTATCTGGCCTATCTTTGGGATTGAGCACTCTCCGGCGTATTCCTTGAGTAATTCAGCCGCATTGGGCGCGTTGAGGATTTCAGCGTAACTGACCGGGCGGACTACAGCAGCCATGCGAATTTCTTTCTTCCCCCTCCGCCGCCCCCCGAGCCACACGAGCCGCTCATGATCGCATAGCCGGTGGCAGGAGACGTGTAGGTGCCTCCGGTGAACATGATGGATACCGGCCCCGTATAGCTTCCGCCTGCGGACACCGGCGCGCTGGTGACATACAGACCCGTGGCTGGCGAGCCTATGGCTGCCATGTTGACAGACGCGGTTGCCCCGCTGCCGGGTCCGGTAATCACGACAGTCGGCGTTGAGGTAGACAGCGAATATGACCCGCCATAGGTCACATAGATGCTGGCGACGGTACACGCTCCCCACGCCTGAGAAGCGCACAATAGAAGTGAGATGAGAATCAGCTTTTTCATATCAATATCCAAAGGCCAGGGAGCAATTCAGGCCCGCTGCCGTCGCGTCTGCTGACGCCGGGGCGACAATCGTGATCTGATCGCCAGAAACGATGGGATAAGCCGCCGAAATGTTAATAGCTCCAATCGTCCCCGAGGCCGCAAACGCGATGGTTCCAACTGAGGTAGCTCCATCCTTGAGAGTGAAGGTTGTCGAGGCAGTCGCGGCGGTCGTCAACGTGCATTTGCTCGTCGCCACCACCCCGTTGTATGTCGCGGTTCCAGCGGCCGGGATTGTTCCCGCTACCGGAGAATTGAAGAGGTTAACCAGTGCGGAAGCTCCGTAGACCGTATTTGAGAGGTCGGCGAACACAATCGAATGCGGAAGAATTGGAGGCGCAAATCCTGTGTATGTGGCAACCGTCACCCATGCCGATACCGTGGTGTCGTAGTAGGCAAAGTCGATGGTGCAGGCATTCGGAGCCGTATTGAACGTTGGAGGATTGAGAAGGCCGGAAGGCCATGCAAAGGTGTAGCCGCCGGAACTGTTCTCGCACATCTTCAGCGTGATTGCCTGCCCCGCTTGACCGCCAGTGATCGAACTAGACGTTACATTGGCCGTCAGCGTCATCACGAAATAGCTATAGAGCGTGGATGCAAATAGGGGAGACGCACTAAAGCTCATCGCATTCAGCGCGCCCGCCGTGAATGTAAAACTCCCCGATGATGGGATGCTATTTCCGATCTGCGTAGAGTTGATTGTGCTCCCCGTAATCACATCACTCGATACAGTTTGGCCCGTTGCCGTTCCGCCTGAGATCGCTGGATTCGTGATCGTCGCGCCCGAGATCGTGCCATTTAGGAAAGCATCTCCAGGAACGTTGTCAACCGTCCATTGGAGCGAACCGGATGCGCAGTTGGTGCCCCCTGCGCTGTAGGCAACCAATTTGTAGGTGTTCACGCCGAACCACATGACGCCAGAGCCGGTCGAATCAAGAATCACGGGGTTAGAGTTGGGAGTTGCGCCCGTGCTGCTTGTGTAGGTGGCTTGCGGCGTCGTTGTGCCGCCCTGATAGGTGAAGATGCAGCCGCCGGATAGAGGCTGGCCTGTAGCCGTCTGGAAGGTTGCCCGCGGGGAGCGAAAGGGGATGACTGGATTCTGGCCCATCAAGGGGAGAGCCAGCCAAAAGCCCGATAAAAGCCCGATAAATGTCCGCTTCATAGTCCTACCTTTGCATTGAGCGCCGCAACCTGCGCGATGAGCTCCGCAATCGCCGCTTGAGTGTCTGAAAGTTGCTTGACGCCGAACTGAGTTAGTCCGCTCGGCGTTCCCTGATTGGTAAAAGGGACCGTCGCATTGATCGGGGCTGGTACTGGAATCGTTTGAGCCATTATTGAGCCTGCGCTATCTGCTTAACAAGCCGTTGAGATGGAGTGTTAAAGCCTGTTCCCTCGACGTAGCCTTCAATGATTCGCCACGGAATAGGGTCGGTGGCCACGATATCGAATGCAAAGTCTCTGGCCTGCCCCAAACGCCTCAAGATCGCCCGTTTCTTGTAGGCGCCGGCCTGCCCGCAATTCAGCGTGTATTGAACTCCGAACGTCTTGCTGCCGTCTCTTGAAATGCTCAACTGCAACTGAGGATCGCGGGGATTGCCGAAGCCGTCAAGCAACGGAGGCTGAGGACCTAATCCGACCTCAACATCGATTTGTAGTCTTTGCAGAAAGACTCTTTCGCGCTCCGCTGCGATATGAGGCGACCGTCTCCACCGCCTGATGGTCGTGCCGTTGTCAGTAAGCGTTGAAATCGACTGCGAATAGATGTTGCCAGAGTTCCAATCGCCGACCAACTGCTGCCCGAAGGCAAAGACGGCGCACGTAGAGAGATGAGCACTGTAGCCAGTAGGGCCTTGCTGTGACCAGAAGCCCCGTTCGTGCCATTGCTGGCCTGCGGCATCATAAACCCACGTCGCTCCGAAGCCGTTGTTGGCTGAAGGGTATCTGAGCACCCAAAACGTATGTCCCTGATCGCGGTAGGTGTACCCAACGGCGTCCGATCCTTTCGCCGGATAGGACGCCCACGCCGTTTCTTCCGCGAAAGTCGAGATTCTAAGAGGGGTGTACCCGTTCGCTCTCCACGCGATATCGCCCTTGCCCTGCCTTCCGCCAATCCACATGACCGTGTTATCCATGACGACCGGGGACTTCGGAGCGCCGCATCCCTCTTCCATGTATGCCCCGGAAATCGGGCTGAACGGAGTGAACTGATTCGCGCCTGAGTTGTAGTAGACCTGAGAGTGACCGTCCTGCCCCAGAACAAACAGGAAATCGTAGGCCGAGACAATCGAAGCTATGTTTTCCGGGAAAACCTCATTTTGCTGCACACTCAAGGGGTTCCACGTGGAACCGTCCAGAAGATTGGACACCTGAAAGATGTTGGAATTTTGCAAGAGAGCCACAAAGTAGCTGCTGCAATAAACCACCATCGCCGGAATCCCGGTCAGGCCGCCAATCTGCGTCAAGGTGTTGGTATTTAGATTGAAAATGTACAGTGACCCCGCCGAGCAAATGACGATCTGGTTTCCCAGCGTCCCGTTTGAGGCCATTGTGACCATTTGAAGATCGTTTCCCACTGATCCATAGCTGGTGGGGATGCCGAATGAGTTGAGCTCATAGAAATTCGGGCCACCCACAGCGAAAAGCCTGCCGTTGATCTCAAGCATTCCCCGCTGTACGCCGCCCGGAAGCGTGCCGAAAAGGGTCAATCCCGGCGTAGGATAGAGCGCCATCGCGGACGCTCCCATTTGACTTTCAATGGTCTCCGTATACCAGTTCATCGTGCGCTGGCAGTCTGCGATTACAGACTGACTCTGGTACGAACCTCCGATCAGGCCGAATCGAGCCATTTAGGTATACAATTCCTCCGAGGAGAGTGTCATGGAATCATCGAGGGCCACAATAAAACAAGCCATTTGTCCCAAAAATCATAGATTTATGTTTGACCAATACGACGGCATTCCGAAGTTCTGCCAGGAATGCGGGGAGCCTGGGGTTCGATGTATAGAAATTGAACGATCCCGAGCCGAATGGGAAAAATATCACCAGCCAATCCCGAACATGTCGGCGCGCCAGTTATAGCCGCCCGGAATCGGCAGAAGATCGGAAACCAGGTGCAGTTCAGGCGCATTCATCGTCTTGATGGCGGCTAACGTAGAGGCCGCAATTGCGGCAACTTCGGCGGGGACCGGGACGGAGAATTCTGCGGCCATCTCAATCGCCAGATTATAGCGAAAAGTCCTTGCATATCCAGGGGGGAAGTTGAGAAGCGTTTGCAGAGTCGCGGGCCAGATCAATGGTTCCCATGAGTAGATCCTCACGTTGTTCTGTTGCAAGGTCGCAATCGGCCAGAAGTTCAAAGTCCTTAGCGGCATTCCGCCATCGTCGTAACACACCTGCGGAAAAGAACCATTCACGCTCTTGACGGGCACCTTGTTCTGCCATTCATCCCATGAGTACATGGCAATGGGGATTTCAACCGGATTCGACGGGTTCAGGAGCAGAATCGTGCTCATGCCCACTATTCTCGCGGGCCGATTCGTGTTGAAATCCCCCCCAGGCCCCAATGTAAACGCCTGCCGGTTCAAGATCAAAGGATAGTCAGCCGAGCCGATGGAAAAGATCGTCAAGCTGTCAGAGTTCCACGAATCTACCAACTGCTGAAACGCCGAAAGAGCATCGTTCGACTCATCCGAACTGGGAAGCTCACCGGATGCCGTCACTCCCAATAAGCGCAAGGCCCCGGTGATGAGCGAAAGGACCGTGATCGCAATGGAGTTGTCAGCCGCCGATGGGGTCAGATTTTGAACGCTCTCTGTCTGGAGGGTGTTTCCATTGACCGAAAGCGAATAGAGGTCACCGGCCTGGTCTGCAATGACTAAACCCACCCCCGGACCGTTGGGCAGATTCGGGGTATTCAGGTTCGGCGTGGTAATGAGCGATCCATCGGCACTGTTGACCGAGAGAATGTATTGAAGCCCGGATTGATCGGTCGCAATGACGCCATTTGGAGCGCTGGCGAGGTAGGACGGAACGGTGTTTGAAACCGGAGTCGTAGAAAGCGCGCCGCCGGTGCCGACCGCAAGCCAGTATTGATTGCCGGATTGGTCGGTCAGGATAATCGACATCAGCTTCTCCTCGGCTGCTGAAACTGCGATCTATCGACGATGGGCGTCTTTCTCTCATTCGATATTGCCAACTGAATACAGACCTCCCTGAGCCATGCGTTCGTGCTCATGTCGTGCGGACTTTTTTCTTCAATCTCTGCTCGTGTCATTCGACCTCAAGAAAAAGGCGGGGCGCTGGTTGACGCCCCGCTCCGGGTTACTGCGCAATGACGCGGCAGGCCAACTGCGGACGGATGCACTTGTAACCGTACAGCACGTCCATTCTGGTCGGCACGTTGTCATTGGTGATGGAGTATTGACGCGCAATCCTCATCGAGATGCCGTCCATGACCTCGCGCCCACCCCATGCGCCGAACTTCGATACATCGATCAGATCGGCAGTGACGAAGGCAAACGCTTCCGGGTGGAAGAGAATCGACTGCGCGTACAGACTGGAAGCCCCGCCGCCAATCTTCGATACCGCGCCGGTTGTGGTTGGTGAGGCGCTGACGTTTTGCGCCGCTCCAGTGACCACAATGGAGGGTGAGATCGCAAGGCTGGTGGCGCTGGCCCCGGAATTGGCCGTCAACACGAACTGCTGAAGATAGCCGAGATTCGTCTTGGTTTCAGGGTGAACCGCATAAGCGCCCGCGAACGTCACGATATCGCCGAGAAGCAGTGTTGCCGTGCCCCCCGTGACAGTGATCGCTGCGCCGGTTTGGGAAGCGCCACTTACGGTATAACCCGTGACCGCTGCCGCTGTGCCTGACTGGAAGTTGCTGAGCACCGTATTTTCATAGGTGTTCATGTTGTTCACCTTGCCGATTTTGCCGGTAAGGTAGGGACGCGCAATTCCTTCCTGGGGATTGAAGAGTCCTTTGATCGCATCCAGGTAGCTTGGGACGTGCTGTGAACACATGATCCCAACGCGCTCCCCGTCGTCAGGCGCGAGGTTTTGATTCAGCATCCTGCGCGCGAGGGAAACGTCCTTGTAGGTCAGGGTGTTGGCGTTGTCGTCAATGGCGTTGTAGACATTCAGCACCATCGAGAGAGCATCGGCTTCGATGTTCGAGGCCAGAACCGCCATTGCGGGCTTCAGATAGCGATCTGAAAACTCGTCAATGGTCAAGGTGAGGTCCTGCGAGGTCATGACGAAATCGACGTGCTTCTGAGTCGCCACGGTAAGGACTTGGCTGGTTTCAACAACGTCCTGCGTACTCAGGGCAGTCCCGGTGCTTACCGTGAACTGGTTCGGCATACGGATGGTGAGCGAGGGGCCGATCTTGCCGGAAGGAGAGGCGTCGCTGTTGGCAAACTGCGGATCGTATTGCTTGTCGCAGTTCTCGATGAAATTCAAATTGGCGTGCAGGATGCGCAGTGCTTCCCGCGTGATGATGGTGGGTGAAAGAAAACTGTTCGCCATGTCAAGCTCCTAAGAGCTTAGCCGCGCTGTCGCCGGGCAAGCTGGGCATTGCGTTTCCGCGCCCACTCTTCCGGGGATAAGCTGGTATCGCTCACGTCAAAGGCCCGCGAACTCGGACCCGATACAGGCGTCGGAGGCTTCGGAGCACTGGTGCGCTTCGGCTCAGGAGTTGGTTCTTTCGAGGGCTTTGCAGCGTCGGCAGCCAATTCTTGCCGGATCCCAGCGGACAATTCAGCGATGTAGTACATAGCCTGTTGAGGGTCGGATTTGGCCACACGAGTCAACTTCTCCATTGTTTTTGGATCGGTCCCAATCGTGTAAACAAGCTCGGGAAGAACGTCGGAGGCTGCCAACATGCGCTTGACTTCCATCGGAATGGAAGCGTCGCTCATGATCTTGCCAGCGGTCGGCTCGATGATGCTGTCGAACTCCTCGCCGTACCGCTCTCTATCCGTCTCAACCTTTTTCTGTACCTGCTGGGTCTGCTGTTGCTGAAGCTCCCGCTGGCGCAATTCGTGATATCCCTGCTCTGCCGACCAACGCCCCAAATCTTTGACGAAAGCAGCATAGTCCGCATATTTCAGCGTTCCATCCTGGTTCTTGTCATTGAGTGTGGGTTCCGGTCTAGTTGGAGCAACCTGCTGCACAGTTGGCGCGGGAGACGAATCCGGTTTTGCGTCTGGTTTAGCTCTCTCTGCGAGTTGGCGCTCTAATTCTTTCTTTTCGCCGAGCAGTTTCTCGATACGCCTGCGGGTTTTATTGCTGATGCCCTCGGGTAACTCCTGATCATCTTCCAGCGCCGATGCTGGCTCATTTTCGGGCTGTTCACCCTCGGCTGGTGCGGGAGCCGATTCCGCTTCCGGCTTGAATCTCTCGGGGACCTCGCCCGTCGCGCGGTATGCACTAAACTCGCGGAGGCTGGGCTGCTGTCCGTTAAACGGGTCTACTGCTTCTGCGGGTGACGAAGCCGCTTGCGTCTCTACTTCTGGCATGTGTTACTCCTGATTGGTAAATGGCTGATGGGGTGCTCCCATCGACGCATCCCTGTAATGCTCATGGCGCGTCCGCCTGAGGCTGTAACGCCGCCTGTTGCGCCGTAGCCTGCTGACCCTGCGCCGCGTCCTGTGCTGACTGCTGACTCTGCTGCGCCCCTTGCTGCGCGGCCATCTGCTGATCTTGCTGGCCCTGCATAGCCTGGAGCGCGACCTCATGGGCTTGCGTGTGAAATTGCGCTTCCAACTCGCGCCGATCAGCTTCCCGGTCAGCCGCATTCTGAGCCTTCGTATTGATTTCGGCGACCGTAACCGCCGTGAGCAGTTTTTTATCCTCAAGCGCCATATCAGCCTGAGCCTGAGCTGAAATCTGCGCCATCTTGCCGTGATGCTCCAAGACTTTCGCCTCGCGCTCAAGCGTGAACTTCGCCAGTTGGCCGTGCATCACCTGCATCTGCTGAGTCAACTGAGCGATCTGCGCCTGAGCCTGCGGCGGCAACGGTTCATCCTGGTCCTGCAACTGTGGCGGCAGCATTTTGTGCAGTCTTTCGGCTGCCTCGTCCGCTCCGGCCATATCTGTGTTCTTGATCAGAATATCGCCCAGAATCGGCGCTAAAGTCGGGACCGACCTGATCAATTCCTGAATGAAATCGACCGTTTCCATGCGCTTCGTATCGTAAGCGCGCCCCATTGTGACGACCAAAGGAACTCGGTTACCGGCAATCTTGTAGTGGTGCGGCTTTCCGGCTTCGTCCTGATGCTCGGCGTTAATGGTGACGATCTTCGACTCTTCGTTTGGCCCAAGAATCGTCACTTCGCGCTCGGTATCGTAAATCTTCGGAATCATCTCCTCGATGATCTTCCCGGCCTGCCGGAAGGACCTCTCTAGGTTGTCCAGAAAGTGCATCGTGGTAAGGTTTGCCGACTGCTGGCGGGCTCCGATGGCCTTTGCTGAGGTCTCGTTACTCTGCGCTCCCATTGAAGCGTCATAAATGCCCGTGGTGGCCTTCATGTCGTCGATTTCCTGCGCTACGAGCGCGGAGAGCGATTGAATCGGGGCCTCCTGCACGTCTCTTTGAGGAGGCGGCGCGGGCCTTCCGGCGACATCGATCACGTTATAGACCAGATACGGCGTGGGATTGCGGTTGAGTTGCGCCCACATATTCTCAAACCCTGCGATCTGCCCGTTTGCGACCATGTAAGGAGCAATCGGGGAGTTGGAGAGCGTTTCCGCGATCCTCGACTTCGAGTAATTTATGAGCTGTTGAGCCGCTTTCTGCGCCCGTACCACGGATGACACGCGGGGCTTGCCCTCGATAATCATCTGCTTGCCCAGAACCGGAACAATGGGGATTTCCGACCCCGCCCACTCGGTTCTAGTATCGGGCAATTCTTCAAGGCCGTTGATCTTGCAGAATTTCACCTTGCATTTCGGCCTGCGCTTGCCTTTGACCTTTATTTCCTCGCACCACCAGTATTCAGCGATGCGAACCGTGTCCGACCCTACCCATCCGTCTGCCCTTTTCTCCGCCTCAACCCACGGAAGCGAGGCCATTTCGGTATCGCCGTAGAGGACCTTGTATTCCTCTTTGGTCATCTCTTTGATCACAAAGGCAAAAGGCGGCTTGCGATTGAAGCATGTCGGAACGAGAATCCCGTAAACAGTCAGCGGGTCCATGACCGGGCAAATCTTTAGGTCCTGGGGAATTGAGTCTTCGTCCGCGTCGTCGTAATCGGGGTCTTCACAGTATTCAGTCAGAAACCTGTAGTACCCGAACGATCCACCGGCACTATATTCAATCGCCGTTTCATAGGCGATCTGGGCATTCGATTCGTACTGAATGAACCTTGCGAGTCCTTCATAGACCTCAGCCGTGTCCTTATCGGCGTCGAGGCGCGGCGCGAACTTGACCTGTGGTTTATTCTGGCGCGCTTCGTTCGATACCTGCTGCACGAATGTATGGCAACGGGGGAACGCCATTGCTGGGCGACCGGCCATCTCCCGCTGTTGCTTGATAACCGGGTCCCACTGATCATCGCCATCGGGCGAGGCCAGTTTCAAGTCCTGCACGAACTTGAGGCGGAGGTCCTTCTCATCCTCGGCGGCGGCGGCGAACCGCTTGCGTGCCGTGCCCATGAAATCGGAGAGGTCAGGGTCTTTCTCGACTTCAGCCATTATTGCTTGAGCAACCTTCTCGCAGCCTGCAAGCGGTCAAGCTGCTTCTGAATCTTCGCTAACTGCTCATCGACAAACGCCGCCGCAGTCTTGAAATCCCAAGACTTCAGCTTCATCACCCTGCGGATTGCATTGCCGCGCGTCTCGTCTTTCAAGCAGCCTTCTCGCGCACGCGCGCAGCCTTTTCCTTCGTCATGCGACCGGCGGCGGATGCTCTCGATGGCTCGGGCATGTCTTCGCCCTCGCCCTTCTCTGGCTGGTCCGTCTGGTTGTCGTTTTCCTTTTCGTCAATCTCAGCATGGTTAGCAATGTGAGCTAACATGTCCAAACCGTCGTCTTCCCCGAACACCTTGCTATCTGATTCGACCGGCATAGATACCATGCCATGTTTGCCTTCGCGCTGGCTGGGACGATGCTGGACGTGGACCACCGCTCCATGGAATCCCTTTCCCTCGCCATCGCCCATTTCGATGTGGATATGTTGCGCTTTCTTCATTTTAGCCACAGGGCTCCTCTTTCTTCTTTTCCGAGTCGTAAGGTCCGAGAGGAAGGGACGCGGGCGGAATTAGTTGTTCGCGCATCTTTTCAATCGCGCGGTCGTAGTTGGACGGCCAGATGCTCTTTCCATCTCCATTGGTAGCGCTCATTTCTTCAACTCCTCGCTTCCCTTCTTCGCATGACCCATTTTTGGGTCAGCGTGCAACTCGTCCTTCATTTTGGTCCGCTGCTGCCCAGAAAGGGGAGAATACTTGCTGAGCAGCAGCCGAACCTGTTTGCGCGTCCAGGGCATTAGCTAACCAGAGTCGCGGTGAAACTGGTTACATCCGGGACTGCTGGCGCGGCAACGGTGCCCTGATAATCGCCGGTTGCCACAGTGCCATCGGGGTTGGTGTACGAGATGGAGATGGTCACGCTTTCGCCGGCTGCGGCGGCGTCGAAGACTACGGTGGCAATCAGGCCGGTGGAATCAGCAGTGACGGGCGCATTGGTGGGATCGGAACTGGTAATGGTTGGCGGGGTTGTGGGCTCGGCCCCGGTTGGCTGGGGCGTAAAGTCGATTACTACGGTTGCTCCTGCTTGAAACGGCATAAGGCTCCTCGATTTGAAATGAGTCACGTTGGGCGCAGGGAGTCTGCGACGTAGCAGCTCCAGGATTTCGTACAGCAGTTCGCGTTCTGGCGGATGGTCGCGCATTAGGTCATTGAGTCGTAAACGACAGTGAGGAGTTGCGTGTTGGTGCCAATCGTCCACCACTGACCCAGATCGTAGTGATTGGACACGTCGGCGAGAGCCGGATACAGCGCAACCCCGGTGGAAGAAACCAATGGGTCTCCACGTGTTGCCGAAACGTTGACATCCCCCACCGTCATCTGAGCAGCGGCCAGGTTGACGAACTTGATCCAACGCGCATAAGTCCCGAGAGGCGCAACCTGCTTTGCTGAGCCGGTCTGTGTGACCTGTAGAGTCGTGACTGCCATCAGCTCACCGCCACGCCGAGCGAAGTACCCACGATAACCCAGACCCCGGCCACAGCCTTCAATGCGACGTTGCTGCCGATGGTGCCGTTGAACGTGAGAATGTGCTTGGAGTTAATGATGGCGTTGGCAGCCGTTGTAATCGTGTGAGCGTGACCCCCGGTATCGAGGATAAAGAGCGTCTTGCCGTCATCGCCTGCCGGTTGCTCACCTGAAAGCGGAGTTGCCAGCGTACAAGCATCCACCCCGCTGGAATCGATGGAGACAATGCTTGGAAACTGGATCGGATCGGCGCTGCCCGTCAGATGCTCGACGGTTCCATTACAGGTGACATTCTGCATTTGCTTGGCCGCTTCCGAGTCGTAAGCTCCGGCGCGCGTGATTGCTGGTTGGCCTGCGATGTTTGACCTTGCCATAATCTCTCCTATTTCTCGGCCAAAAGCCGTGTTAAATCCGCGTGCAAAACAATCTCAAAATCGCTGTCGATCCGAATTATCGAGCGTGGAGAATATTCTCCAAGGCTAGATTCGATCTTCACTTGAGCGTTTTGGTCGAGCAGTAAAAGCTCTTCGATCAATTCCTTGACGGTCATCACTTCTCCAGTAGCCTATCTGCCTTTGCTCTGATCTTTGCCGCGCTTGCGGCGCTGAGTTTGCCTTTGCGAACCATTTGCGTTGCTCTCGCCTTCGCGTTCTCGGCGTGAGAACGATCAGGCATAGGATACTTCCGCGAACCCGGCAAGCCGAACTCCCGCTTGGGAATCTCTTTGCGTTCTGCGGCGTCTAGTTTTGCCATAATGCGTGAACCTCCTCGCGAGTCAATGGCGGAAGATCGCTAAGCGCCCGCATCATATTGATGATGAGAACGTAAATCACAACACAAGGCATCACTTCCTCCCGTAGCTCGATTGCGACTCGGCCGAAAACTGGCGCGGCGACGGCGCGCGAGGAGAGGCCATCTTGACTGCCGCAGGACGCATATTCGCCGCCGCCTTCGCAGGCGCAACCTTCAGCAGCATCGCTTGAATCTTGGGAGCGGTCCAACTCAAAACATCCACCCATCTGAGCCTTGATAGCTCTGCTGTTGAAGCGGTTTCGGTGCTCTCTCTGGTTCCTTGATGCCCACCGCCAGCGTTCTAAGCGCGTCTGCCGGGTGTGAAGCATCGTCGTGCAGCGGTTGACTGCGGGGAACGCCTAGCGCCGTCGCAGGACCCCACTGGTATCGTCTCAGGTACTGCAAGCCATCAGCGCACAACAGTTTATCGAAGTAGAGCTGCGGGAATAGCGTTCTGACCGCGTTGATCCCGTCTGCCACGCTCATCTGGCGATTGACGCGAGTGGTAAAGCCCTTGAGCCGCATCAACTCTTCAATCGACTTGCCGGTGCCCAGGCTGCGAGTTCCACCGTCCCACGGCAGAAAGCAGGTACCGAACACGTAGCCCCACTTCTGCATTTCCTGAAGATAGTAATCAATCGCCTGGTGGTCGCCCTCGAAGTATCGAATGACCTTCACTTCAAACGGGGTGCGCTGCGCTGCCCAGATGCTTACGCGATCAGCAAACCCCAGGTCCCAGAATGTATCGACAGGCCTCATCGGGTCGTAAGGCACTTCCCTGATGCGGCCTGCTACCTCAGCTGCTGCAATCTCAGCCTTGTAGATCGCCCCTTCGACGGTTGATCGCGTTGCGCCTTCGTAAACGTGATGAAAGGTATCGGGATCGCGCTCCTTGAGCGTTGCGATCTTCTGTTTGCTCTCAGGACTCAACCAGTTGTTATCGCGGTACCCGATCTTGCAGACGAATGTGCCGGGCGGCGGGTCAAGAACGAAATCTTGATAGACGGCATCTGTTTCGAGGTCAGGGTTGAGACTGAACCAGATTTCTGACCCCGGCTTACGAATGGTGGGAAGTAGGATCGTGAGAGAGCGGCGCGATACAACCGAAGCCTCTTCAATCCAGCAAATATCGATGGCCTCGTAAGACTTGAGGGAGCTTACCGTCTGCTTGCGGAGACCTGCGAACACGAATTCTGTGCCATTTAACCCCCTGATCTCCGATTGCAGGACCTGATAGAAATCGTCCAGGCCCAGGCGTGCTATTTGGTCACTCAGCAACTGGTGGACCGATTCACGGATCGAATCCATAGTTTCGCGACCGCAGAGTATGCGTAAAGGCTTCTGCGCGCCGAGGATAAGCAACGCCTGGGCAATCGACCAGCTCTTGCACCCGTCGCGACCTCCATAGAGCACTTTGTAGGGATGCGGCTCAAACAACGGGGCGAGCTTTTCGGGAATCTCAATCTTGGCTGTTACCACTCTTCACGAACTCCACAGTGATCGCGGCTTGGATGGGACCGCCATCTGGGCCGGTATGCTCAATCTTGTCCCGCCATTCCTTCGGCTTCCGGTTCTTGAGCCAGAATATCATCGCGGTTGAATCAGGCGGAACATGCTCAATGAAGGGCACTTCCACCGTTTTTCCACTCTTGGAGTCGTAGAAGATTTTTACCGAATCATGCGAGTAGCCAGTTGCGCGCTCAAAGAGGCTGCGCTCCACTTCCTCGTCGGCCACTGCCTTGCCTGCCTTTAGGGCGGCTAGAAACTCTGGATGCGTTGCGCGCCAATTACGAAGCGTTTGCAGGCTAACATCAAAGGCATGAGCCAGATCGAGGTTAGTTGCGCCAGTGAGGCACATTTCTTTTGCTTGTTCGACATACTCGGCGCGATATTCAGTTGGCCTGCCCACAAGTTACGCCTCGCACAACTGATTGGCCTGCTGTATCAGCGCATATCTCTCGTGCATTGATACGCTTGCGGTTGTCGGTTGCTGGAACGTGAGTCCTGGAATCTCAGCCTGCGCGATTGGCTCACTAGCCTTGGCTTGAGCATTGCGGGCTGCGATGGATTCAGGAAGGGTTGCATTGCGAACACTCACGCCAAGTTCCACCCACATAAGCGCACCCTCAGCTATCGCACGTAATGCCTGCGAGTGCTTAAGGGTGAAGTTGCGCTGCGTATGGAAGATACGGGTGTTGTTGGACATTCAGGGAGCCGAGCCAGATCGACGCTCGGAGTCGTGAGGCAGGAATAGCCTTACCGTAATGCCTCACGGCTGAATTGTCAACATATTCACTCGATAATCAGTTGGGCGACCGGCTGGCATGTACCGAATTGTACCTTAGAAGCCAAGCTGTCTGAGGATCACTGGCAGCGCGTGATGAGCAGCCCAGGCGATTGCTCGGGCGCTGAGGATGAGGTGAAGTGTGAACATGGTTACTCCTTCGATTCTTTGGTTGGTTGTGGCTTGGCGGGCGTCCGCAAGCGCATTGCGATGACCTGAGAGCGGCTACGCTCTTCGCGTGCAGCTTCAGCGTCAATCTCGGCCAGCAATGCGTCTGGGATACGAAGCGAGATGAGCGTCGTATTACTCATGCACACACTGTATCACAGTATATTCAGTTGTCAACAGTCTTCAATAGATCGTCGCCTTGAGAATTTTCGTTTAGGGTAGCACACGCCGCAAGACACTAGATGTTGTGGCCCGTTCACGCTCGAACACTAGGCCACCTTGCGCCACTGCTGGCCAATCCTGCGCCATGCTGACCAGTCACACTTCGGCTTCGGCGTGTGGATCACGCTTACCTTGGTGACGATCTTGGTGGTGGTGGGCATGGCTGCTACTCACCGTAACACTATAGCACGTATTGCCTTCACGCGCCTTGCTGCACGCGCTGAGGGCGAGCGGAAAAATAAATCGCTTATCATTGCATTATTTTCTTGACATCGATTAGTAAGCGTGCGAATCTGTATTTGCAAGTGAGAGGCAACCAGCCTCATGGAGATGTGAACGACACGCAAAGAAGAATACGAGTTGATTTCGAAGATTGCGGATCGCGCCGTCGAACTGTTTGCCAAGTTTAGCGTCCGCGAAAAGAAAATGAACATTTTCATGGACATAGACAATGTTCACAAAATCTGCCCACTCCGCCTAAAAGAACTGCTCGAAGCCGATGACTTCAATTTCTCGCATGACATCGGCGGAATCCAAAGGCACTTCAACCGCGAGAAGTTGCGACTAGAAAATTGCTTCGTCCCGCGATTCGCCGCCTAACCTTCGCCGCGCCGTCTCCACGGTAAGCGATGCGTCCCGCGTGGTAGCGGGGGTGAGTACGGAACCTCACAGGAGACTGCATGGCAAAGACAACGCGCATCAACATCGAACTTCCCGGCCCCGTTCACAAGGCTGCTAAGGCTGGCGCGGACGCGAACGGACAAACACTCAAGGGATGGGTCATCGCCGCTATCAAGGCGGCTCTGGAGCCGAAGCAGTAGCGTGGAGGGAAACAGTGATTGAATACAGATGCAAAGATGACCCGGAAGCGCTGGGACGAATCCCCGTCGAGGGAGAGCAGCGATTTACGTTGATTTTCCCGCTAGAAAATGGCGCCGAGTTGAAATTGCACATGGGAAAAGAGTCTATGAGTCACTTCGAAGCATTCATCGCAGGGAGTCATGTATATAAATCCCAAAGCAAAGGCAGCCTAACCACAACCGGCAAAGAAGCCCACATAACGGAGGAGAGAGATGGAGCAATTCGACGTAAACACTTTTAACGTGAGCGCGTTCGACGCGATCTTAGCCAGAGGGCTCAGTTATGGACTCGGCGAAACCAATGGACAGATGTGCATCGAAGCAGCAATCTGCTCGGTTCTTGGACTCCCTCACGGAGATGATCCCGGTTGCGTGGCTTCCGTAGTGCGCTCGTTTAAGATTTCGTTGAACGATTCCAGCTGGAGCAGCGAAAAGGCGCGGGCCAAGGGATTGCGTGATCTTGGCCTCGCTCAGCTTGGCTCTAAGGGTGTCGTTGATGATGTGGAGTTTGCGACCCGCATCGCGGAGAAAACAATTCGCGTGTTGGTGCCCATGTTGCTGCGAGAAGTGGCCGGCAAAGACTCTAAGTGCATGGCGGCGGCGGATCGTTGCGAAAAAGAGGGGTCTGAGGATGCAGCCCGCGATGCAGCCCGCGGTGCAGCCAGCGATGCAGCCCGCTATGCAGCCAGCGATGCAGCCCGCTATGCAGCCCGCGCAGCCCGCGATGCAGCCCGCTATGCAGCCAGCGCAGCCCGCGCAGCCAGCGATGCAGCCCGCGCAGCCAGCGATGCAGCCCGCGATGCAGCCAGCGATAAGTACCTGCTTCTGATGGCTGGTATGGGGCTTGAAGTCTTGCGCGAACTCAACAGCCCCGGCATCGCATTGTTGGGCGTGCCCGCATGACCCGCCTCCTGTGGCCCGCGTGCGCTGTGGTGAGTGGGATTGCGTTGGGGGTGGTGGTGGAGATTGTGAGGATGATGCAATGAGCATGGTAAAGCGGGAATGCCGATGGTGCTCCAGGGCCATTGTCTACGACCCAGGCGTGAAAATGTGGTACGCAGTGCCCCCACACGGAGGCTACTACTGTTCTCAGGATCGGGATTCACTACGCTGTCAACATGTTCCGAAGAAGAAGGAATCTCCCAAATGATCCGCGCCTACCTAGTGTTCTGCGTGATCGCGTTCGTGTTGGAAGTAGCGGCCTTTGTGTGCTGGCCGTGGATGAGGAGTTGGTGATGAGGAAGACCTGCTCATACAAGATCTACGACGGAACGAGAGCCGATATGTTTGGCCACTCGTGTACTCGCCTGATGAAAGTTATCGAGAACGGAAAACCGCTATGCAATCTTCATTCAGCGGCAGGACTCGCCAAAGCACGGTATGTTCGTGAGGCGCGGTGGGCTGAAGAGAGCAAGGCGCTGGAAGAAAAGTATGCACGCGAAGCTGAGAAGGAGCGCAAGGCGAAGGACTACGACGCCCTCGCTCGGCAGGTGGAGACGCTGAAACTCGCCTTGGAGCAATCGACGGCGATGTTGAATGTGCTCAAAGACGCGAAGTATTCTAACCAACTGCTACCGGAGATGCTTGGCAATCAAGTCGTGATTAATCGAAACGCACTCGCTGGGCTGGAGGGGTGATGGCTGATATCAAAAGCAAATTGACGCCGGCGCAAAGGGTCGAGCTTGCGATGGCGCGAAAGGATGTGGGGCGATTGTCCGCGCGCCGCGATGAGATCTACGCCGAGCAGATGAGACTCCACGACGAAGATGCCCTGCTCAGGAAAGAGATAGTGGCGTTGAATAACAAGGTATCCGTTCTCACTGAGGGGTCGCTGTGATCGACTGGCTCTCAGCCTGGCCCGTGTGGGCGCGGAACGTGGCTGCGTACTCGTGGGTTGTGCCGTTCGGCTATCTGTGGGTGAAGGCGTATCGAAAGACTGGAGGCAAGTGATGCACGAAGACGTAATCTTGTTAGCGATTCTTTTTGGCCTGTGGGTGGCTCTGATGATCTGCGCCTGCATCCTTGATGCCAAGCAGGACAGACGCGACCGCGCGGCGCTGAAGGCCGCAGCCAATAACCCAATGTTTGACCACGAGGAGAGATGATGGCAAAAGCCAAGTTAATTGACGGCAAGCCTGTCGTGAAGTTGATAGGCACAGACGGAAACGTGTTCAGCATCATCAGCAAGTGCCGCCGCGCTTTGAAGGATGCTGGATTATCCGCAGAAGCGGACGCATATAGAGACAAGTGCCTCGACGCGAAGAGTTACGACGAAGTGCTGCAACTGTCGATGCGTTACTGCGACGTGAACTGACCACAACCAAGACCGAGGAGAAACGACATGCCGAAAGCAAGTGAAATAGCCATCGAACTGCGCAAGTTTGCTGATGCGCTCGACAAATCACCCGACGCCGAAACGATCCGGCCAGTGTTAAATTTTTGGCACTGGACGACAGAGAAAGATCAATTCTTCACCGAGGTAGCCCTGATCCCTCGGCCAGCCAAGAAAGATTGGGGAAGCGCGACGGACGGGTACTCTTCGCTGACAGTGAAGCATGAGACTCCGGCACTGGTGATCGAGGCAAGCATTCGGCGGTCGGTCGTCTGCGAGATCGTTGAGCCTGCCAAGCCTGCCGTCTACAACTGCCCGTCAATCTTGAGCAAAGCCGAAGAAGCAGCACTGGAAAGCGCCTAGCCGCGGCGCGGGAGGGTGGACGATGAAGCGCGAATGCACGCACAGTTCCGACTGGTGGAAAGAGATGATTCACTGCTGCGTATGCGGAGCCGAATACAGCGACGAAGAGGCGGACCGCATCGCAAACGAGTCCACGCGCACATTCAGCGCCGCGCAGCTTGCCATCATTGCCGCGCACGAAAGCGAGGAAGCATGATTACGCCGAATGAAGACAGCCTGATGGACGCTTACGACCACATGAGAACGCACACAGACCCATATTCACCCTTCTACGATGTGACCCACTGCGCACACGGCGTCAGTTTCGAAAATGGGTGCGAAGAGTGCGAGGAAGAGTTCCTGGAGACGCAGCGCAACGAAGCGCAGACTGTTGCCAAACTAATGGACGACCACACCGGCAGGAAGTGGCAGAAGGCGGGGTTGTGAACTTAGCAATAGAAAAATTGTGCTTTGAATCGAAGCAGCCAGATCGCGGATTCACGGTCAGAGCTTCTTACCTGACCGAGCCGAAGGCAGACGCATTGGTTGAAATATTCCGCGAAGGGGAACCGTATCGCCGCTTTCTCTACCCTGCCTACAAGGTGTGGAACATCGCGGCTCACTTTGAGGACATCGTGAACGGGGAAATTGAAGGGAATTTATCTGGGTATGACCTCGCTGGTTGGACAGGATTCACAGTTATTGAGCCTCAGTTCCTCCCGGAGCCGCCCAGGGAGCAGCCGTGATCGTATGGGGCGCAGAGTGGCGGGATCGTGAGGGGCGGCATTTGCTGTGCCTTAACAACTGCTTGCCTGCCCTGTTTCGGACGCGCCGGAAGGCAAGGGAGTGGATCGACAAGGAGTTCGGCTACATCCGAACGCGCGAAGATTTGAGAGCGTACCCGCATTGCTGGAGATTGCCAGAAGCGGTCAGGGTACGAGTGGAGAAAGCATGAAGACACGGACACCGAAGAAGTTGAGCGACGGCGGCGAAGCGTTCATGTTGCATTGTCGAGCGGAGGGGATATCTGTGGTGCGGGAATACCGATTTCATCCCACTCGCAAATGGAGATTCGACTTTGCTTGTGACGGCGGAAGCGTTGACCTGGCAATCGAGATCGACGGCATGGGTGGGCGGCACCAAACCATTGGCGGATACAAGGAAGATGCTCGTAAATTCAACGCCGCCGCCAAACTGGGTTGGCGCGTGCTTCACTACACCACCGACATGGTGACGAGCGGCGAAGCAATAGCAGACGTACTGGAGATTCTAGGCAGAAAGCCGAAAGGGATTTTATGACAGACGAAGAGAAAGCAATCGTGGAACGCAGAACGCCAACAGTGAATGCGATCCTGCACAGGCCTAATGAGGCGCAAACTGTCGTTGTTGACCCCAACCACGCGCAGCCGCTTGAATTTGCAGACATTCACACATTTAACGCGGCCTGCGAAGTGTGTAAGAAGCAAATCACCCGGCGCGGCAAGAACGGCCTTTCCGACTGCGGCCACATGCGGCGCAGCAAAGGTACTTGGGTGCCACGCGAGAGCAAGCCGGAGCCGAAGCAGCCGGACGCGCCTGCGGGGGCGCTGAGTGAGACGCAAGTGGCGAAGCTATACGACCTCATCGCGGACGTGAACATCAAGAAGGCTACTGAGCAAGCGTTCGAGGAGCATCTTACCGACGCGCAACTCGCACGCGCGCAGGCAGAGCACGATATGGAGACGTTCATCAATAGCCTCAAGCGGGGAGCATGATGGCCGTGCGCGTGGGCAAGACCGCGATGGAAAAAGTAGAATCCGCCCTTACTTTCTGGGGCTTAGGAATGAACGAGCATTTAAGAGGGAGACAGCATGGCAGCAGAGATTGAAGTAGTGAGGACCGAAAGCGCGATTACGCCGCTCGGGTTGATCCAAGCAGCATTGAGCAAGAATGTCGCGCCGGAAGTGCTGAAAGAGCTTGTGGCGCTTCAGCAGTCGATGGTGCGCTTTGAGTGGGAGGCCCAGGAACGGCAGTCGAGGATTGACTTCGACAACGCTCTCAATGAGTGCCAAGCGGAAATCGAGCGCATCACCCCTAATGTGAAGCGCAATGACACGAGTTCATGGTGGGCCGACTATGCTCAACTGGACCGCACGGTGCGCCCTATCTACACGGGCAAGGGATTCAGCATCGCTTTTTCAGAAGAGAAACCCATCTCGGAAGGCAAGGTTAGGATTAAAGCCACCCTCTCTCGTTCCGGCGTGTCGAAGGAATTCTTCAAGGAGATCATGCCAAGCACGACAGGGCCAAAGGGCAATGTAATGGCCACGGCAACCGATGCGGATGCTATCGCCAACTCCCGCGCGAAACGCTACTTGATTTTGGCGATCTTCAATATCGCCGTGGGAATCGACGCAGACGAAAAGATCAGTCCCGCCGACGCTGAAAAGCTCGAATTCGATCTGAAGCGTATTCGCGCCTGTCAGGAACCCGGAGAGCTCCAAAAGGTCTACACCGAGATTTACAAGGTGTATTACACCGCAAAGAATGATGTCGCCATGAAGGCTATCATCGCCTGCAAAGACGAAGAGAAACGGAAGATGCCGGTATGAAGATCGTCGATTGCAAACAGGGTACATCGGAGTGGTTTCAGGCCCGCACCGGGAAGGTCACGGCTTCGGAAGTCAAGAAGGTCATGGCTTTTGGAAAGAGGGGCGACAAGAAAGGCGAACCCCTGGAAGCCAGAAACGACTACCAAGCGTCCCTGTTAGCTGAGATTGTGAGCAACACGCCGGACATGGAAGGCTACCTGAGCCAGTGCATGAAGGACGGCAAAGACAGAGAGCCGCAAGCACGAGCGGCCTACGAACTACGTACAGAGCGCGTGGTGGACACGGTGGGGTTTGTCCTGCATCCATCTATCCCGAGGTACGGCGCGAGTCCTGACGGGCTTATAGGGGCCGAGGGAGGGCTTGAGATTAAGTGCCCTAAGCTCTCGACGCACCTGAAATGGATCATGAGTGGGGTTCCGCCAGTGGAACATTTGCCCCAGGTCTACGCAAACATGGACTGCGCGGAAAGAGATTGGTGGGATTTGGCCAGCTTTTGCCCGTTGGTGCCCGAGCCCTTGGACCTGTTCATCTGGCCGATCATGTACGACCAGGCGCAGATCGAAGCATTGCAGGAGGGCGTGATTCAGTTCAACAAGGAAATCGACGAAATGATCGCCCGGCTGAAGGATATCGTGGGCGAGTTCCGCATCCCGGCAGCAATGGCAGCAAAGAGTGATCCGCTATTGAGTGGATTGGGTTTGAGCGACGAAGACATAGCCCGCTACATCTAGCGGGCGCGGAGGGGATGATGAAAAAGACGGATGTGGTCGAAGAAACTAAGTTGCGTTGGCCGGATGGGTGTGAGCGCACACGCATCAAGGAGCGCATTGCGCAGGGCCGCTGGAAAGAGACTTGGACGGAGACTAAACAGCGCCTCGTGTTGGAACTTGAACGCATGGGCGCAACTTCGATCCTGATTTCTCGCCATGACAACGAGTTGCAGGATACCGGCGTGGCTGTCTGGTTCTCAATGAAGAAGGAGGATTTCAGTTGGCAGCAGATTCTCGGCCTCGACAATCCCGCGCCATTGAAAGAAGAGATCGACGTGGCGTTTCGTGAACGGGTAAAAAAATGTCACCCAGACGGCCCGCAACCTGATCCGGCGCTCTATCACAAGCTCAGTGAGGCTCGGCAGCGGGCTACAGCATGGATCACGGGCACTCATGGGCATTCGCATGAGCATGTCATGGCCATCGATCAGTACAACGAAGCGCGGCTGAACCTGAAGGCGCTCCAGATGGCGTTCTTCTACATCCGGCGGCTTGAGGACGTGGGCGCGCCAGCAATCCTCGCACAGACCCTCAATGCGTTCCGGGCGAAGCTGGTTGCCTCGGTCGGCGGTGCGGCATGAGTCTGTCAATCCTAGCACCGTTGCCCGACTGGAGACAGAAGGCTGAACAGCTACAGCGCGATTTATACGAGCGCAACCGGCAACTGGAAGAGGCCGAAGCGGCGCTCAGAGCAGAACGCCAGAGGACGGCAATAATCGAGCAAGGTGTCAGTGAGTTGCGGACGGTCCTCGCGCCGGTATACCAAGGGCTTCGCCACATCTTTGGGGAGATTGACGCGATGGGCGTTGGCTCGGTGGCATCGGCTTCAACAGGAACAGACCCCCGCAAGGCTGCGGTTTGGGAGGACTGGAAAACCAGGCTCGGTGGTTTCGCAGCCAAAGCAATCGACGCTCTGTTGCTGCATGGCGAACTCAGTACAGACCAAATGATGATCCACCTTCGCACAAGCCGCAGGCAGACGGTCCACGATACGGTCCACAAAATGAACAAGGCGGGGATCATCATCAAGCGCGATGGCAGGGTGAGCCTCAAGGAACTGTAGCCCCGCCACGGCGGAGCGGAGGATGTATGGCACGCAAACCAGGATTGAATCTAAAGCACGCTTACGCAGTAATAGCTGTGCCGGAATCTGGGCTTTTTGTGAAGGATGGGGAATTCATATCAGGGCACGGAACTTCGATGAGAGTCAGCGAATTGGTTCTGTTTAGTCGTCGCTCAGACGCGGACCTACACGCTTTCCAATGCGGAGGGAAATGGGCTGAGACGGCAGAAAAATGGCTATTCCCCGTAATCCCTGTGCTGGTAAGCGAACGGCTGTAGCCCCGCCACGGCGGAGCGGAGGATGTATGGCAGCGAAGAGTGCAGCAGAAAGACTCGCGGACGCGCTCCGCGAAGCGGGATTGCATGACTTGGTAGAGAGGGCGGAAGCCGGATATTACGGCGATTTCACGTCTCCGCTTACTATGCCAACCATTCAACTCGTACTCGACTTGCAGGCGCGCGGGGCCGTCATGTTGGCGAGACGTGCGATGCACGGAGCTTTCGACGGAGACTAGCCCCCCGTTTGCGCTCGGCGCATGAAGGTGGAGTAAAGGAGAAGGACTATGCAACGTAGACCTCTGATTGGGCGCAAGATTCTTTGCTGCGGCTGCAATCATTTGACAGTCAAAGGAGTTTCAAGGGTGATGCGGAAGGTGCTGTTTTTCTTCTGCCCGGAATGTTGGGAAGATCGCCGCGCCTGTGAGATTCAGATGGACAAAGTTTCCGCGCCGGAGTAAAATTATGGCAGTCATCGCGCCCAGCATGATTCAGCTTGGAGGTAGCTCCTCCGAGTTAGACAGGTGGGGAGGCCCTCTCCTCCCCTCTGTCGCTTTGAGAGGGAAGAGACGTGAAGAAGCGGGCCATTCCATCGGAATCAAGACATATTTTGGCAGTGCGCTATGGATGCGTTTCCATCGGCAGCACCCCCGCCAGTTGCGCTTACTGTGGCGCATCGGGATTCATAATCCGCATGACGCCGCGGTGGGTAACTCTCCGCGATCTAGAATTCGACCACATCATCCCAGAGTCAAAAGGAGGGTCAAGTGACCCTCACAATCTCACATTGGCTTGCCGACGATGCAACCGCAGAAAGAAGGACTATACAGGTGAATCGTGGAGGCGACATGGGAAGAATTAGGACAATAAAGCCGGAATTTTTTACGCATGAAGAGCTCTCGGCCCTGGATGCTGAGACTCACCTTTTCGCTGCTGGGTTGCTTTGTTATTCAGACGATTTCGGATATTTCAACGCTAATCCGAAGCTGGCTGCGGCGGCGGTATTCCCAATTAGAGAATCCTCTTCAGGTGTTCCGGAGATATTCCGGAGGCTCCGCGAAATAGGCTTCATCTGCTTAGGCTATACCCCAGATGGAAAGCAATGGGGAAAGATCGCAAAGTTCGGAACTCACCAGAGGGTAAGCCACCCTACTCCTAGCAAAATCAAGGATTTACCTATTAAGTGGCAGGATTATGGAACTTCTCCGGAAGAATTCGTGAGTCTTCCCGAAACTTTCGTGCCGGAAGGGAACAGGGAACAGGGAACAGGGAACAGGGAAGGGGAAGCGAGACCACTACCGTCCCCCCTGAAGAAAGAGCTTTCCGATGCCGGTTCCGAACTGATGGCCGCGAACTGGCTTTTAGAGGAGCTTTGCATCCCGGCGGATAACGGCGTTCGCAAGGTTGCGGCTGAGTCGATTCGGATGCTGGCGAAAGAGGGCGGCACCATCGAAGACGCCACGCGGTACATCTTCGAAGCTGGCAGGCAAGCGATAGCGGACGGCGAGACGATCACGCGATTCTGGTTCTCGGATCAGAAGTACAAGCCCCAGACACCCGTGAAGAGCAAGAGGGCGAAGCAGCAAGAGGCCGTCTGGAAAGAGTTCCACGAAAGGAATAAGGACGATGACGAAGACTGAGCTACGCGGAATCTATGAGGTTTGCTGTCAGGCGAAGGCTTTCGAGCCGAATGACGGTCAGTTGAAAATCTGGCAGCAGATTCTCGGCTGGTGCGAACGCAAAGACTTGGAGCAGGCCCTCGCATGGTACTTCGAGACGGAAATAAAGTTCCCCATGCCTGCGGAGCTGAAAGCGCTGGCGGGAAAAGCGCAGCGAGAACGGCAAGCGCGCTCAAGCGAGAAAAAGTACCTGGTGTGCTTCCAGTGCCCGCTCTGCGGCGCGACAGTCTCGCACTATTTCACTTTGGCTGAATTCCGCATTCCGATCTGCAATTCGCCATATCGCTGCGATGAACAAGACAAACGCGTCAGCCTACCAGCACGGGAATATTGCCCGAGCGACTTGCGGATCACGTTCGATGAGAGGCCCGCATGACCCAACTCGATCTTTACCTCCGGCACGGCGACGAGATGCTGCCCATTGTTGACGGCGTGGCTTGCGGGGATGTGCAGGGGAGATTGCAGCTTGAGCCGAAGCAGCCGAGCGCGAAGACACTGAACCAGATGGTGCTTGAGCGGCTGCAATCAGGTCACTGGCTCACGCCTCACCAGATTTGCGACTCCTTCGCATATTTCGAAGACGTTTGGATCAGCGATTCCTCCTGCACGGCGCGTATCCGCGATCTACGCAAGCCCCAGTACGGCTCACACACGATTGAGAAGAGGCGCAGGGAAGGTAGCAATGCTTTTGAATATCGGCTAACACAGTGATTCAGCAGGGAGCAAGGGTGAAGACGATGACAGAAACGAGAATTGCTGGCGCGTGCTCATGTGGGCGCAAGGTCACCAAGATACTGAATTCGGAAGTCCCAACGATGTGGAAGAATGGCGACCGATACATTTATCCCGAGCGCGATGACAAATGGGGCATATTCCGGTGTGAGGACTGCAAAGAGCCAATCGACGAAACTTGGACAGCAACCGATGACGCAGTAGCAACCGGCCCGCAGTAGCGGGGCTGACAGCAGCGGGAAGGAGAGAGATGCCGGAAGAAGAACCGATGTGCTACAGGGCGTTTTGCAAGCATGACAGATGCCTCGCGGTGACCGTTGATGATTCTCTTACGACGGGGCGCTGCCTGAAAGACTTGCGTGATTTCAAGAAGTGGTCTGTTCGTATGGATCGAGTATCCTGCGAAACATTTCGCAACTCCAGTAACTTCGGCTGTGATGATTGCGTGCGGGAACGTAATGAGGCGCGAAGAGTCAAGCGCGTGACCCCGCGCAGGCGCCAAGCATGAAGGCTGGCCGCAAGAAGTGGAAAGTGCGCAACGTGTGGGCTGTGCGGTTCAGCCTTTCCAAGTGGCAGGAACGCGGCCTTTTCAATCTGAGGACAGGCCCGGAACTTTGCCGGATGCTTGAGGGCTGTGCGGATGATTCGGCGCGGAGGATACTCTTAGGTGTCGGAGAGGGACGGATCAACAAGCACAAGGGGGTAAAGCGGGTGTCGTCGCCCAAGAAGAAGCTAGTCAAGAAATCGTCCATGGACGTTGAGAGGATGATCCTTCTGGCCGAACACATACGCAGACAGCGGGGACGGAGAGGATGAGGGAGACGGGATGAGTATGCATAGGTTGAAAGAATTCGAGAGTGACTTTCTCCAAGACGGTTCGCGCGCGGTTTGCGCCTGTGGCTGGAGGTCGAAGCGTTGCCGCGATGACAGCGAAGCACTGAGCGCATTCAAGATTCACAAGCAGGAAGTAGGGCGCGAATCACAGGAGGACACACATGCCTAGCCAAGTACCTGAAGACGGCCTGAAGGCGGCAGCTGACGCAACGCCTGGAATCACAACTGGACAGTGGACAATCCTGCGGAATGGCCTGCAAGCGTTCCTCGACTGGCAGGCGGCGAACCCCGTCATCTTGTCCGCTAGTCTGCGACATGATTTATGGCTGATTGCGAACCGATCCGCCAATCTAGATTACGCTTGCATGGATCGATTTCTCGCGGAGTTCGTGCGCCGTCAGTACGCCGCGCCAGTCTTCCAAAAGAAAAGTTCAGGCGTCGGCAGGAACTCAATCACAAATCTGGAATCGGGGCAGCGCCGGATTCGATAGGTGAGCGGCAAGCGTCCCAGAAGGGCGAGGAGGCAGAACGGTGAAACTAAATGAGCTGAAAGCGTTGATGGCAGCGAGCCTGTTGGGTGGAGCAATTGCTTCGATTCCGCATCGTTGCCACGTCGAGGATCGCGAGATCGCTGCCGCTGTCCGCATCGCTGGGAAGATTTGGAAAGAAGTATTGGAGCAGGAGGCCCAGCCATGAGCGCGACCGATCAGGCAAAGAGCGTGGGGATCGATCTAAAGTCGATGCGAGAAAAAGCGAAGCGAGGCAGGATGAATGTCGGCGGCTGGGCAGATGCTACCGTCCTAGCCTTGATTGAGATGAATGACCAATTAACTCAAGAGTGCAATGAAACAAAGGCCCGCGTGAAGGAGTTGGAGGGGAAATCGTGAGCGAAGACAAGTTTGGAGAACGTGCCATCTGCGCACACTGTGGAACGATCATTGTCCGTGACAGCGCAGAATTTACGTGGAAGCATTACCCGACACTGAGAAAATGGTGCGGTCCAACACCGACGGCAACTCCATCCAAGAGCAATATTCTAGAAAACCAGCAACCGTAGCGCGGAAATGGAATGAGCAAGTCTAAAGAATGGTGGGTAGTCGCTTCGATTGCAGCAGCCGTGCTGACGATTGGCGCAGTACTACTAGTTGCGTATTTGATTCACTAGGAGGATGGGATGAGCAGTGGAGATGGATGGATTTATTACATGAATCGGTGCGGGCAACTTCTTCGCAAGCCCGCCCCTGCGGGTCAACCCCCTCCGAAACCGCACGCCCCACAACCCGCACCATGAACCAGCCTCGTTCTGAGGCGCAACCGAGAGGAGAAGAGGGATGAGTTGGGGAATGTGTATTTGCTCTGAATGTAACCACGAAGTTCACCAGACCGGCGAAATGAAGCGCCCCGATAAGGGATGGGAACATTGCGACAGCGGGCAGGGAGGGGAATGAATGGCTGACATAATTCAGGCTGCGAAGTGGATGGACGACTCGAAGCGGAAAGGCAAATCAGTAAACCGAAAGTCTGAGCCATTGGAGGTATTCACGTCCAGCGAGCATTTCGACGGTGCTGTGATGATGAGTCGATGCGGTTCAATTGGTGGGTTTGCCCGAATGACTGTCGCCCAACTTCTCGCCGACGATTGGCAGATAGTCGAGTAACCCACTAGCCGCCCACCGTGGCGCTGAAGAGGAGGGGGGAGAAAGATGAAAGCATTGAGTGTCAGAGCG